TCAGTAGTGATTCCATCATGGACTAACTGTCCTATCCCTAAAAAAATATATACAGCCTATAGTCAGGCATTACCGTGGGGAGAGATATACCCACCAAATAGTATAACTTTCTATTGTAATGGAGTAAATTGGAATATTCAAACAGGGGCAAGCTCAGAAAATATAACTGATTTTGTTAATATGTGTAACACTAATGCTGAAGGCTCTAACTTTACTCAATACGGTACATACTTTGACAATGGAGATAACAGGGTAAGACTAGAGATGCCCTATCATGTGTATAATACTTTTTGCCCTAATGGAGAAGTAACTTTGGAAATAACAGCATTATAAACAAAATGCTTAATTAATATAATATAGTTATGGCATATAAGAATACAGGTGAGTTTAATGTAAAGTATCCTACTCGTAGGAGAATGGCTAATATATTAAAGAGAATCTTAAGGAATGATATTGTACAGAACAACGGCACACTAGTAGAATCTATTAGAATCAATGCTAAGGTTACAGGATTCGGTAGCTTAGAGATTGAGATAGTAGCCATGTATTACTTTATCTTTTTAAATAACGGTGCTTTCTTATGGAATGGTGGAGTAATTACTCCTAGAGATTATGTAAATACTTTCACAAGAGAATTAGCAGCTGCAGGTATTACTAATGAAATCTATGGTCAGTATGTAGAATGGATATCTCAGAACTATCCTATTTTAGAGGTAGCTGAAATATTAGAAAGTGATCAGAGACTTACATATACATTCTATGCACTAGATCCTCCTGCAGGATTTACTCCTAACTATCCATTAACTGTCTAAAGTTTTTTTCATCCCTAAGATATTAAAGACTAATACTGCTGACATATCTAGGATATCATTGAACTTACTTAGGTCATCATTGCATAGAGACATGATAGTAGATTCCCATGCAAACTTTTGTTTCTCCTGTTCTCTCTTCTGCTCTTTAATCTCATCAGCATCCTCAAGCACCTCATCATCAGGTACTACATCTACCAATAAATTAGTATAGGTATTTGTAAAGTTCTCTCTGAATTTAATATACTCAGGTATCAATCCATAGACATCAGTAATCTTATAGTCTAAAAACCAATCTAATCTATCTGATGGGCTGTAATTGTATGGCTCTATAATATCATCACCATAAACATTCTTAGATGTTCTCCTGTACAGCAATGCTAAGATGTGGCAGAAGTGGTCTAGGTAGTTATTAGAGAAGTAATGCTCAAGGTCTATAAATTCTCCTAGACTAATCTTATTGAATGGCTTGAGTACATACTTATCTAGCTTATTTTTATACCTCTTAGATGGCTCTGAATTAATCCATTTAATCTGCTCAGTCAATACTGTAAGCTCATCTATATCTAGCTCCTCAAATTCAGAGATATTGCTATCAGTTAAAGCAGAAAGTACATCAATCTGATAGTTGAACATTCCATCCTCACTGCTCAGCCTCCTGATCTCCAGGAACTGCTCCACTGATATCTGATTCCAATTCTTTGGGAGCTTGAGATTCTGCATGGTTAGTAATTTTATAAGTTACAAAGGTAAGGTAAGGGATAGAGATATCTGCTTTGAGCTTGCTGAATAGTTTAGCTTTGTGCTTGAGATGTGCAGGATCATAATGCTCAGTATTGGATAGGTCAGTTCGTTTGAACATTAGAGCCATGATATCTGAGATATATTCTTTATTATCTTTCTTAACAATCTTTTCAACAATCCTACTATCTTTCACTGAGAGCTTCATCTCAGCCTTATAAGTATATCCCTCTATCTCTATCTCTTCAACAGGATCTTTCTTATCATAGTTGTTATTATTAAACTCTTTAACATTAGCTAAGAACAGGTCAAAATCTACATCCATATCATCCTCTGTAATGCCTAAGTACTCAAAGACTTTACAATGTTTCTCAAGAGTATCATACTCTTCATTGTTATGGATAGCAGATATCTTTTGGAACTGCTCCAGGGTAAGCTCATCCATCTTAGATGGGATTTCTTTGCCGAATAATTTTATCATAGTTTCTAATTTTTGAACAAATATAAAAAAAATATAATATAGTTATGACAAAAGACATACCAATCTATAAAATTACTATAGAGCCTGAGTATTCAGATGGTGAAGAGTTAGGGATTGAGCAAATAGCTTTCACCTCTACTCCTGCTATTGTTACTAAAGGGATGGCATTTGATGAGAACAAAAAATTGTTTTTTTCAGATGACTTGAAGTATAGAGTAGTAGCTCCTGCCATGATACCTATGGAGATATATAGGAATGATGAGAATGATGAAGAGTACTATGTACAATTTACAGCTGAGACTATTGAGCAGATTCATTCTAAATTTATGCAGGACCTATCTAATAGGAATGTCTTTAACCTAGAGCATGATACTGATAAGACAGTACCTGCTTATGTACTTGAGGCATGGATAGTAGAAGATCCTAAGAAAGATAAAGCCTACTCTAGTTATGGTATTGAAGTACCTAAAGGCACATTAATGGTAACAGCTCAGGTAACTGATAAGGAGTACTATAATGAGCTAGTAAAGAATGAGCAGATAGGATTCTCAATAGAGGGATTCTTAGGCTTAAAACTAAGTAATCAAATAAATAAATATAATATGAAGTTACCTGATGGAGAGCATCTAATTGAGGGCAAAATCTACATAGTAGTAGATGGAGAAGTTACCGAGATAAAAGATGCACCTGTTGTTGAAGAAGAAGCAATGACAGAAGAGATTGCACTAGAAACAGTAGTAGAGGAAGAAGTAGTTACAGAGACACCTGCCACAGAAGAGATGGCTATTGATCCTGCTGCTGATGCTGAAGCTATCCTAGCTATAGTACAACCTGTAATTGATGAGCAAATCAATGCTATTATAGCAATGATAGCTGATTTAAGAAATCACGTTGAAGAAATGATGGCTGAAGATGTTGCTACTGAGGAAGTAGTAGCTACTAAACTTACACAGCATGACAAGTTTAACATGGTAAGTAAATTTTTAAACAATAATAACTAAATAAAAAACAAAAAAAATGAGTAGAAAATTAAGATTCAACTTGGACATTGATGCATCTGCATTATTACAAGCAAACAGTGAGGCTTTTTATAGCCGAGCTTATTTAAACGAGGAAGTAGTAGACAACTATCGTACACTACCAGGAGTAAAGTATAAGACTAAAATTTCAAATGTAGTATTTGGTCAAGTTTTACAAGAGGAGAACTGTGGATGGAATGCTAGTACTGATGACCTTGCATCTGTAGAGATTGATGTATGTGGTTTATCTGCAATGGCACAAATTTGTCAGTTTGACTTAGAGCAGTCTTTCGTATCATTACAAATGACTAAAGGATCTAATGGTGATTTCACTGTTGCATCTTTTATGGATTACTATTGGAATGAGATGAGCAAGACTATTGCTGAGAATGTAGAGAAATTACGATGGTCAGGTGATACTGATTCAGGTACTGCTGCACTAGCTTTATGTGATGGATATAAGAAGTCTTTAGTAGCTGATGCTGCTAATGTAATTGATATTGCATCTCCTGTAGCTATTACTGCATCTAATGTACTTGCTAAATTAGCTTTAGTTTACGCTGCAATTCCTGCTGCTGTAATTGCTAATCAAGAGGAGTTAAGATTGTATGTATCTGCACCTGTAGCTACTGCTTATCGTGCTGCTGTTGCTGCATCAAATACTCAAGCTAACTTAACTCAAGCATTAGACTTTACTTACTTAGGTATTAAGATGGTACTTTGTCCTGGAATGCTTAGCAAGTCTACGATTGTGGCTTCTCCTCGCTCAAATTTTATCTATGCTTTTGATGCAGAGGGAGATGGTAAAGCATTACGAGCTATCAATTTAGCTGATACTATTGCTGAGCCTGTTATCAGAACTCGTGCTAATATGAAAGTAGGATTTACTCACGTTAATGGTGATGAGATTGTATTCTACAACTCTGCTACATAATTAACTAATTTATAAATCTAAGGGAGTGCAAGCTCCCTTTACTTAAAACATATACAATGAGCTGTGAAGCATTACAATCAATCGCAAAAACCTGTGATAATAATACAGGAGGAATAAGACAAGTATGGATTAATGAGCAGGATGGAGTTACCGCTACTACAGTAGCAGGAGGAGCTTGGATAGTATCTGCTATAACTACTACTCCATTTGCTACATTTGAAATCAATAGAAATACAGGTAACTATACTGAGGATACTGCAATAGACCTAATCAATGGCTCTACATTTGTAACTCAGACTATTACTCTTATGTTCAATCGTAGAGACAAAGATAAGTCAGAAGCTATCAATGTACTTGGAGCAGGTCAGCAGTATTTAGCTGCTGTTGTTTTAGATGCAAATGGTAAGTATTGGTACTTTGAAAACCTACAATTAACTGCAACAGGAGAAGGATCAGGCACAGCGAGAGCTGATGGTTCTAAATACTCTATCACACTATTAGCTGAGTCTGAGCATTTAGCTTATGAAATAGATGAAGCTATTGTAATAGCACCTGATTTTCCAGCTTATCCATAATTACAACACCCTAATAATTAAAGCTCTGCATATTGTAGGGCTTTTTTTTTAAACATTTTTTGAGTCTGTTATAATATAGTTATATGATATACATTAAAAAAGATGAGGTCAATCAGATTATCCTTACTCTCACTGAGGTAAGTACACTGCCTACTCCTTATTATTTATTTGTTTTTCAGAATGAAATGGACAAGCTGTCTGCACCTATTACATTCTACACTGCTGATCTATCAGCTTATCCTGAAAGATTCAATCAGTTTGAGCTAGATGAGCCTGTAGATTTGGAGTTAGTTAAAGGACAGTATACATACAGCATCTATGAGTCAAGTACCACACCTCCAACTATTGCTAACTCTACAGGAGTAGTGATTGAAGAGGGCAGGATGGTAGTATCAGGACCAATAGTATCATCAATTTA